ATGCTTGTTTGCACTGTGTGGGTGTTGCAGCTTGATGCAACAACGCGTTGTTTCGCGTGTGGGGCGCCTGCATCGTGTGTGCAGGTTAGACGGGCGCTCTCCATGGCGGAGTTGGGAGCTGCTGTCTTGCAAGGAACGTGGGCGATGAGCCCAATTGGGTTTCACGGAGGTGCTCTGGTCATGACCCAGCCTCTGTCTTCACTCCGAGTTCCGCATGACCGGGAGTGGCACGTGGGCTCAGGTGAGCCGCCGGGGGCTTGATTCCCGGATACGATGCAACACGCTTTCGTGCAAAGGGCTGTGTCAGTTGCCATCCTGGATTATTTTAGCGTGGTTCACTCCACGTCAGTCGCGGTCAATCCACAACCTGGACCCGCCTGGACCCGCCGGCCTCGTTGTAGGCTTCGACCGCCGCGCTTGCCCCGGCAGCAAAAGGAGCGAGTTGGGGCAGTCCCATTGCCACAAGAATGGCTGGGCTCACCCTCAACATGGCGCGCCCTGCACTCTTGACAAAGTTCCAGACGTCGCCCCAATGCATGGGGTTTTCGTGGAACTGCCTTTGCGTACGCAGGAACTGCACGGCGACCTTGAACTCTGCTTCAGAGATGCCTCCCATTCGCACCCCCGCCCATTGGTCGTCGGTCTCGAACTGGACGCTGTACGACGGCATGAACCCGAAGGACATGGCGGAGTAGGTAGTGCCGTTCGCGTCGGGGGTCACCGTGACCGCGATGACCATGATGCCATCCTTGGGCATGGGTGGTCCTGGGCAGGGAATGGCGCTGGTGGAGTTGACGCGGTTGTAGGTGCGGCGCATCCTGAAGGAGTCTTCCCCTGGCATGTGGATTCCATACATGCCCTTATCGGCGGGCGACGTCCACGAGTTGGCCTTCCTCGACAACACGGCCACGGGATCCACCCCACCGACCACTCCCGTGTCGACACTGGTGATCGCTTCAGTGAGGGACTCATTGCCAAGAATTTGGTACCCGACGCACATTCCATTGCGGTTCAGCACGTTGCCGGTCGGGCTCAAGAGCCCCGTCGCCCCGATGATGCGCATCTGAGTCAGCAACGTCTTGTGCTCGTTGATCTGCGGCAGTGACTGGTAAATCAGAGTGTTGCCCGGCGGATTGATGGTCTGGCTGTAGAACATCATCGGGTTGCTTGCAGTCACGGAGGTCACCATCAAGTTCACCGCGTAGTACCCCATCGGAAGCCCCGTCCACCCCACACTCTGGCCTGTGCCAGCGGTGAAATTGAGCTTGTCGAAAACCATGGGCGTCTCTCCATGACGCACAAGTTCGATCGAGTCGCTCGTGGTGGTGGTGCCACCGGCGCAGAAGAAGGTGAATGATCCACCCTCGGAAACAAACACCCACGCCCTCGAGTGGTCAAAGAAGGGGTACTGCATCAGGTCGGCCGCGTTTGGGGGAAGGGAACTGAAGAACCCCCTGCAAGGATCCATCTGGTACTGCATCGGGGACGCCGTGCTTGAAGAGGAGGAAATCTGCATGTACCCCACCCCTGGGTTGATGGTCCCCGCCGTCCTCCCGAACCCGTTGTTCGGGTACTCCCACTGAGTCAGCAGTGCCGTGCTGTTCTCCACCGTGTACCCGTATGCATGAAACGGGTCACGGGTGGTGAGAACGATTTGGGAGCCTGGCAAGCACACTCGCGAGCCTGTCGAGACAACGGCAGAGTTGTTCCACTCCACCGTCGCCTGCAGCTTCGATGCAACG